ATATTTAACATTATAAAATGGATCATATACAGTAATATTATCTTTATCTACAACAGATAGATAATCAGATGTTAAGTGATAAACTCCAGCATTACTAAACACGCTGGAGGATGGTGCTACATCACTGTCACTTCCATTTTGAGAATATAACTTACCAGACTTTTTATACAATATCCTTGGCTGTGCACCTGACGTTGTGGTAACAGCCCTTATATCCTGATCCTTCCATTTAATGCTATGTTTAAAATCAGAATTGGTTGTTACTGCACCTGAGTTAGGCCTTACTTCTATTATTTGATTATCAGGATCTTCTGCTGGACGATTCGCTGTTAATACATGTCCAAATAAATCAGTTTGTATTACTTCCCTCTGAGGCCCATCAAGTTTACCTCCTCTATGAGCATAATCTGGGTGTACATACAGAAGGGTTGTCTCATCTGCAAATGGATCAATTGAATTAATTATTGGATAACAACTTTCATCTGCAATAGGTCTATCATCAACCCTATCGAAGTATATCTTTGTTGCTGAATTATCTATTCTTGTAATCTTTGCAAGAAAATAATCCTCACTAAGATTTGTAGACACCCCTTGAGAAGCATACTTTCTGCCACCCTGTGGTTTTATCTGTATGCCATCACCCCACCTTCTAAAAGACTGATTCCATGATAATGTCCTATGAAGATGTGATGCCCTTGCCTGAACTTTAATAAAATCTCCAACTGTAAATGCTTTATCTGATGCTTCAGCAAATGCTATGCTCTTTTCACTGGCATTTATTACTGCCTTCGTCCACAACCTTGACTTAGGAAAGTTAGTTTGTAATGTCAATGAACCACCCGGACTATAACTACACAGCCTTTGTATAGTAGGTACAACTGTATTAGAATATCCAGTTGACCCAATAGTATTAGAAGTGCTATTTTGTTTTAATCTTTTATTTGATACTCTTAATTCTTGGTCAGGATGAGCACTTCCCTCATTATGTTCCATAGTCCAAGTTCTCTTCTTATCTATGGTCATATCGTCATAGAAAGGATACACACCATGATACCAATCCCATCTTCCAAACGTGATATTTTTCTTACCAGTATAAGTAGAGAAATGGTAGCTATAGAATTTTCTTTGATTTAAAATTCTGTAATCATGTGTTTTATTCCACCTATGATATAGTTCATGAGTCCATGTTCCTACAGTACCTTTAGGTAAGGTGTTATTAACATACTTTCTTGTTACTCCATACTTAGGAATAGACAATGTAATTGTAGGCTCTACAGTATAGTAATTTCTTCTGGGATATGAATTACTGACAAGTCCGGGGATATCTCCAGATGTCAAAGTGGATACAGATTTTGTAACATTCATATCTCCTGTTACAGAAATATTCTTTATGTCAGAATCTTTTGGACTAACTCCCTTCTTACCAAACATAAATATATCAGGCTTATTAGTTCCAACATATTTAACCATTGCCCACTCATTAGCCTTATGAATAACTGCACACCATTTTATTCCTACTTCAACATTCCTATCATACTGATGAGTACCTACTCCATAACCATTATCAAATTGCCCCTTTGCCCACCATCTAGGAGTTTGCCAGCTTGCATATCCACCACTTACCTTGGCTGGAGGATTACTGCCAGACTTTGCATATATCTCTACCTCATCAGAACCAGCATTATATGCACCACTTCCATCTCCTTCACTTTTATTCCCATCTCTAAGTAAGAATAATATAGAATCATATGCTAATGGGAGTATCCATCTTTCGTTAGCACTATCTGTATATGCACTTGGAGCTGTGTCTGAGGTTTGTATTTCCTGAGCAAATGTTATAACTCCATTACATACATCAAGGCTGGTAATTGAAGTACCTGTTGCACCTGTGGTTTTGTTGAAGGGGCTTCCTGCATCTCCACCTTGTGATGCATCAAGTGTATCAAACGTATTTACAGTCATTGAGGAACTACTAAGGGCAACAGTTTCTATAAACTGAGCATCCCAGCAAATGAAATAGTTTTCCTTAAAAAGAAAACCATTACTATGTTTAGTGAGGTTTCCAGACTGTATTAAGTTAGTAGTCCATCCCCCAGAACCATCTGGCTGACGAGTAACAACCTTCCAGTCAGATGTACTATCATCTATCCAGTAAGGCTGACCACTATAGTAGTAAATCTTTTTATCATCAGTGTTAGAATCTGCCCTGTGTTCTTCTAAGGATGGGGCATCACTATAAGGAGGGGTGTTTGATGCTGTACCTGTATCTACTGCACCAAACTTATCTGAATCTAGCTTTAGTAGGTGTGATCCTTCTGCAGGTCTTAGTCCCCTAGAGCCTTCTGAGACAACAGAACCTGTAATAATAGACTGAGGAGGTAGTGAAGGCCCAAGATTCCTAGATACGTTTTCTTCATCATTAATTATTTCTTCAAACTTTGGTCTTTTATTATTGTATGTTTTAACAACACCAATACCAGACTCCTCAAAAGACACCGCTTCTGAGTCACGTATCCACTCACCTCGGTAGTGGTAATGACCAGCATCAGTCAGCTCTTCAAGCCCGTCACCGGGTTCAAGGGCAAAGCCCTTTAAGTTTATATCAAGAGCTTCTTCTCCTTGGTCATCACGTAAATTCTGGGGATCAATCTCATTAGATATCCCACCAGTAAACTGTCTAAGTACATTCCTTGGCATCTATCACAACCCCTTTATTATTTATATATTGTCTCACGTAGGATTCTGAGGGAATACCTTTGGATTGCATTTATCTGCTAATAGTTTTGTAAGGTTAATTTCTTTTATTATTTCTTCCCTCTGAACTTCTTCAGGTGTAAGCTTCTCACGTATTGTATCCGTATAACAATCGCAAATTTGCCAAACTAATATCTGCGTCATGTATGGATGTTTGTGCCTCCAGCTCACTGAGCACACTTGCCAAAGACTCCGTATTTCTATTGTCTCGAAATTGCCATTGTACTTTGGTTTTATCTGAGTGGTTTGTTGGCAACTCGAAGTCAGGCTCAAAGTCAACAACAAGGCCACAATCCAATTCAAGCGTAATGCCCATTTTAATATGTCCATACTGTAGGTCTTGGCCCTTCGTCTGGAGATAGTATATCAAGGTGAACAAACCTTTTAGAATGAGTACCTTTCTGGCTCATTCCTACACCACTAACTCCGTGTTTTTGTGCGACTGCAAAAAGTCTCATTGCATCTGCACCAGAGATTAATATATCTGCTGCCTTTGCATATGTATGAGGCCCATTCTTTCCAGTGCTTGATACCCTTGCATTGTGTTTTTCACATCTGTATCCAGATGTTACCTTTAATGGACGTTGCATTTCATCCCTAATAGATTGTAAGGTCTTCATAAATTCTTCATCCATGTCAGCTTTACCACAACAAGTGCAAGCCATCTCGTCTGTCGTAAAGTTCTGTGTAATGTGCATAGCTATCCCTGCAATGATAATTTTACCAAAATGCCTACGAGTAATAATAGAACCTTTCGGGAGCTATTAACCATTGATACTCTTTTCATAGGCTTGTAATATCTTGTCGTCAACTTCATTTTCAGTAGATTCAACAAGCCTTCTTAAGAGTATTAAAATTACCTGCTGTAGAAGCTTCTCGCTAAGCATCGACATACACATTGTTTTTACTGTACCCCCAATTAAAGGGGCTAATAGACCTACCATCTAATTATCTCCTGTAAGTGAATTAAGTTTTTCAGAGTTCTGATTAACCTGAAACTTGATTACCTTAACATCCCCACTTAACTCTGAGACTGTTACCAGTAACCATGAAATGCTGGCAATAACTAAACTGCCAACTACAAGAAGGATATTGTTAACGCTCATAGGTTGTCCCATATTTAGTGTGCTGTTATTTTTCCTACTTGAATACGGATGTTTGTGACAATTTCTTTTAGCTCTTTCATCTGATATGAAAATGTATTTTCAGCCTCATGTAAATGTTCTAAGTGTATTGAATGCTGAGAAACTGTTTCTTCCAAATCTAATACAGTACTAAAGAGCCATCCTACGATTCCCAATAATCCTGCTACAACTAAAGGTGTAAAAGTTTTTACTAAAGCATGATCTGTAGCAGCAGTTAATGCACTTCCATTCCCATTATTTGGCATTATTTTTCCCCATTAGATTCTTCATGTTCTGCATCCCTTTTCTCACGAAAGAAATAATCGGTAATTTTAACAAGTACGGCAACATATGTGCCGACCAATATATTGACAAGATCACGTGAAGTTTCCTTAACCTCTGCATAAAACAGTAGCCATAATAAGACCAAGAACGTAACTGCGTTTGCAACCGCAATCGTATAACGTGCCCAGAAATTAAGAAGTTTTCTATTCTCGACTGGATCACCACCACCTCCTAATAATGATCTGTGAACTTTTTTGCTCATTCATCACAATTTTTTATGCATTCCCAATAAGGACTTTTATTAAATTTGTTTGCCTGTATAGTTCCCTTCCAAGGTTTATCTGCCTCCCAGTAACCTATATTCTGCGGAGTAGCACACGCATTTGCTATGAAGCCGTATATGATTAATATATATAACCCCCATTTCCATAAGAACAACTCAATCATTCTGGTTTAGTAGGCCATGTAATATCATCAGGATCACTCTGAGTTGGTACATCTCTTAACTCCTGTCTGTAGGTTTCCATATCACTTGAAAGTGTGTTGTCTGAGAGTGCAAGATAATCTGTCTCTGCTAGTTTTCTATTCCTCTCTCTCCTTACATTATCCCACTTATCTGCCAGTAGCCTTGCATCCTTTGCAGTGTCATCTCCAGTAAAATGAGTTTCAATCTCAATATCATTAACAGTTACTTTAGTTTTCTTATCTGACCATTTGATGTTGTAGACTCCTTCTGCTTGGTAATCACTTAACTGAACAAGTCTTGCAGACACATCTTCATCTGTGCATTCAACTATCGTGTAACCAGTTTCACCTGAGTAGTCCACTACAGGATGTCGATCACCAGAAGTGATTGTAGCAAGCCAAGCCCAATACTCAGGTTTGTCTAACCCTTTAGTTTTTCTCCTGCATTGCCACTCTTGTTCGTGAACTTGCTGGAGTACGTTGCTTTTGTGTGATATAAACATATTTAACCTATTTTTATAATTCTAAATTCGTTATAACCAACACTACTTCCATCAGCAACATTACCAGTACCATAATCAACTCTTACAGTAATGTAATCTCCTCTTTTACAATGCCACCTTCTCATGCCATGCACAGTATCATCAGAAGACGTTCTCCTCATCAACCTACCATTATCTTGACCACCAGTAGTATTGTTTTTTAGAATAGTTACAACTCCACTATCCCCATGAAAATAATTTTGATATGAAACTTCATAGTAACCATCCTCAAGAATAATAATTCTATCGTATGCTATCGCAATTCCTTTATTATAATGGTCTTTTCCATCCTCAAGTCCTCTCCAATAATCACCGAACCATATATTGCCAGCAGTTACATGACCTCCTTCTCTTGCACAATGCATTTCAACTCTTGGCCCAATATAACTCGTATCCCTCGTAACCTCATCCCAAGTCTTACCGTCTGGTGTAACAACTAAGTTAGTCTGTTCCATATTCCTGTCACCACCTACCAACTCATGTAGGTAAGGTGTTTCAAAGGTCTGATAGTGGAAACTTGTGTGGATTGGGGAGGCTAAATGATATTGAGTAAAATTATATCCACCATTAAGAATAGTTGAAATTACCTCATTATTACCTAGTGTTGCAGAATCAGCTAGAGTGTAAAGATCACCAGTATCACCTCCCGCATTCGCTCCTGCCCCAATAGCAGTTTTAGTATTTGCAGTAGTACCGGGGAATGT